CTGGCCCCGGCATCGTCGGGGCTTTCTGGTGTCAGGCCTTCGGCCACAGCTCGCGCGGATCCTTGCCGGTCACCATCATCCGCGCCAGCCGTTCCGCCCGGGTGCCCACCTGCTGCGCCCACTTGGAATCGATCATCATCGTGGCGCCACGCTGGTAGTCGCCGGCCTGGATCGTCGCCAGGGTCTGCCGGAACTTCAGCAGGCCTGAGAGGCCCAGGTTGAAGGCCATATCGAGAAGCACCCGTTGGCGCACTTCATCGAGGCCCGCCACCCATGGCAACGCACGAATCAGCTCCCGTTCCTCGCGGGCGATGTCGCCGGCGAGCAGGAAGGCCGATTCCTCGGCCGTGATCCCGCGGTCGTCGAGGTTGCGGCCGACACCGATCGTGAGCTTCCCGGCGGAGCAGCGGTAGGGCTTCAGCCGCTCGCCCTCATGCAGCCGCAGCTGACGGGTCATTGCGTCGCGGTTGACCATCAGCGGCCATCCCAGGGCCGGCGCCGCTTCGGCTGGTAGGGGTAGGCATTGCTCAGCGTGTTGAGCAGCAGCTGGAGCAGGCTGTTCGACTTCAGCTGGCTCATGCCCACGATCTCAGATGCAACGAACAGCGCGAGGCCGATCCATTCAAGGTGTTGTGTGTCCATGGTTCAGGATGCGAGGGGTTCGGCGATGATGGCCCAGCCGGTGCCGGGCCCTTCGACCATCCACCGTGGGCCGAGGTTGCGGCGGCTGTAGCGCAGCCGTGCGCCCCAGTTGTTGCCATAGGTGCCGTTGATCAGATCCAGATCGCCGAACGGATCATGCACAATGATCGCATCATCGGAGTAGCCGATGGCGGTGATCCAGTGGCCGCCACCGGTGGGCTTGCTGACGGGGCCCTTGTGGAGGATGCCGAGGGGCACCGGCACACCGCGGTCGATCTGCTGGGTGATCGTGTCCCACGATGCGTCCTGGATCATCCTGGCCTGAATGCCGTAGCTGGCCAGCGCGCGCAGCTGTGAGGATGCTTCGGTGGTGTCGCCGTAGCGCAGCACCCGACCTAGGTAGGTGTCATCGCCGTTCGGGCCCTGGAGGGTGCCGGGCTTGAGGGTTTCGAGCAGCATGGCGCAGCTCGAGGAGAAGCACATCCTCAGCGCATGATCGGTGGCGGAATCGCGCTGGCTGAAGTACCGCACCTCAAGCGGGTTCGACCGTGTGCGCGGCTGCTCCTGCCGGCCGTCGCCCTGCCAGGTCTGATACCAGCTGGCATCGCGTTTCTTCAGGCTGGCGGGCACCTGCTCCCAGAATGCTTTGATCGCTGCGCGCTGCGGCGGCAGGCCACGCCAGAACTCGAAGAACGGCACCAGGTCGTCGATGCTGCCGGGGGTCGTCATTGGATCATCGGCACCGGTGGGTTGGGGTGATGCTTCGGCCCAAACTCTAGGCGCGGTGCGGCGATCATCACCACGATCGGCAGGACGAGGGAAACGGAGACCGCAAGGATCATGCCCTGGCCGATGCGCTTCTCGGCTTCTGCCAGCCGACGGAATGCCTCGGAGATGTCCGACCGGTTCTGAGACATAGCGGTCAGGATGGCATCGAGCCGGCCCTCGATCTTGCCGATGGCCCTGAGGATCTCGCCATGGGTTGGCGAATCGGGTGCTTCAGACATGCCGCGCGGCACAACCACTGCAGGGTAGCTGCGGATCAGATCATTGCCTCAAGCTCAACCGCGACATCAATCAGGCTGCCGGATCGGTGGATCTCCTCCGGTGGGCTGGCGTAACGCCAGCGGGTGGAGCCCGACACGATGTCGGTCATGGATGAATGGCCGGCCCATGCGGTGGCGGACAGCAGAAACGACAGCATGCCCCCCAGCTGAGTCCGGTAGTGGTCGCGGATGAGCTTGGCCTCGGCTGCGGTGAGTGCATCGAAGCCCAGCTGTAGGCGATGGCCGGCCGGGTTGGTGCCATGGCGGAAACGCACGACACCACCAGCCCAGCCGGGCTGTGTGCTGACCGGATAGGAGCCGAGGTCATAGGACCGGCTGGTGGGTTCGAGCGATGGGAAGGTGGCCATCAGTTCTGGAGCGTGATCGTGGAAGCGGCCACAGTGAACGTGCCGTTGGTGGTGGACACATCAGCGTCGAAGTCGTTGTAGAACACCAGCTCATCGGCCGATGATGCACCGCCACGGGACTTGTAGACCACGGCGGCCCGTGCGGTGATGGTGCTGCTGGCCCAGGATGTGGAGGCGAACTGAAGCGTGACCTTGTCGTTGCCGGTGTCTTTGGTGACGGTGCAGGCAATGGTGCTGCCGCCGGTTGAGTAGCCGGTGCCGGTGACTTCGTTGGTGACGTCATCGCGGCGGTCGTGGGTGTCCTTGTTGGGCGTGTAGCTGGAGGTCACCAGCATGATTTTGAAAGTGTCGGTGTCGAAGTCGATTGCACCGCGGGCCATGTCGTCGATGGCGCTGTTGTAGATGAGGTCAGCCATGGTGTTGAGGGTTAGGAGGTGGAAGCTGCGCCAGCGTCGAGGGTGGCGGTGACGGTGAGGTCAGCGGCCGGCGCCTCGCTGCTGGCGGTTGCCGCGCCAGCGTCGAGGGTGGCGGTGACCGTCAGCGTGGCGGCGGGTGCGGTGCTGCCGGCGGTGGCGGCACCAGCGGCAAGCGTTGCGGTGACGGTCAGGTCCAGGCCGCTGGCGACCATCGCCTCAGGGACGACGGATTCGAGGGTGACCGACACATCATGGAATGGACCGCAGAAGTCGACGATCTGCGGCGGCTCGATGTATCGCCATTGGTAGCCGGTGAGGGTGAAGTCAGCGGCGGTGAACCCCTGCAGGAGGGATGACGGAATAGCGAACGGCAGGAAGGCCCCCTGCTGGCCCTGATAGTGGCTGACGACCGACAGCATGCCGGCCTGTGATAGCTGGGTGAAGGTGACGCGGAGGGTGCTGGCGACCATGGCGGAGCTGTGGAGCACCCGGCGGTTCAGGTTGCTCAGCGTCAGGTAGGGGGTGTGCGGATACTCGCCTGGCGTGAAGGTGCGAGTGGCGGGGGTGAGGGTGGGGAAGGTTGCCATGGTGATCAGTTGCCGTCCCAGTAGATCGCGTTGGTGTCGCTGTTGTAGTCGCCTACGGTGTTGTAGAACTTCAGCGAACCGTAGATGTAAGGTTTGATGATCTGGCCATCGGCGGATGTGGCAAATACATTTGCGCAGCTAAAGGTTGCGCCTGTGCTGTAGGTCAGGTAGCAGATTGAGAAGGCAGTCGTACTGCCAGAGAAGTCAGAGGATTCCGTTAGCGCCTTGTTGACAATGAACTCACCCGACCCAACAGGAGTCACTAGGCCGCTAGTTCCGAAAAAGGTTTTAAGGCCAGTTGTCGCCGCATTGCTGCTGCCAAACTGTTTAGGTCCAGTTGGCGGACCGCTCTCAAACGTCGCCCCACCACCGCAATAGATGATCGCCCGCCACCCGTAGTAACCCGTAGGATTGAACGGCGCCGGCGGGTTGGTTGGGCTGCAGCTATCTGGCCCCTTGAGTGGGTTTGATGTTCCGCCTTCACCGTCAAGGCATCTGAAGCTCAGTTCCTTATTGTTGATGTCATAGATATTCGCGAAGCTGCCGCCGCCGACTGAATACACGCGCAGGCTGCCATCAATTCGATCGCCATTGGAGTCCAGAGTCCAGACGTTGTATTGACCGTTCTGGCAATCTGGCGGGATCACCATGCACGTCTGTGGATCACGCGTCAGGTCGCCCAGGTTGCCAACGTCCAGCCCATCGCCCGGATTCCCCGGTGTCGAATCAGGACCATTGCCATCGCCTGGCGTTGAGCTGCCGCCACTCGGCGGGGCACCATCAGGCGGCAGTGATGGGGGAGTCGGCAGCGGTGCGTCGTTGTCCAGGGCCACCCCTGCAGTGAACGTCTCCGCCGGCACGGACGTGTCACCCGAGCTGTTGACGTCGCAGCCGACGCCGGTCTTGTTCGATGTCAGGATGATGCCTGATCCTGTCGTGTTCACGACGTCGAGCGCAACAAGGCTGCGGTTCTGACGATCGACCGGGAAGTGCGTTGCCTCGATCGCCAGGTCGCCCTCAAGGGTTTTCGTGATCGCATCCACCTGATACAGACAGTCATGGTTGCTGGGGCTGCTGCCGCTCACCACCCGCGCTAGCTTCACCCGGCAGATGTCACCCGGAACCAGGGTGGTGTTGAAGTCCTCCGCACGGGTCACCCATCGCGCCGTGTGGGTGATCCACTTCCGCCGCGCCCGGATGTAAGCCGCGACCTTCACGGCATGGGTCTCCCTGGTGCAGAACGCCGAGAGGTCGTGCTGCTCGAATGGCCCCTCCTCTGCCTCGCCGGGGTAGCGCACCTCAGAGGTGCGGATGATGCCGAAGTCGTCGGTCAGCTGCTGCCGCCAGATCGCCTGCACCGCGAACGGCTTCCGATCAGCTGGCGGAATCATGCTGAACTCGAACGTGCCCGGGATGATGTAGTCCTCATTGAACAGGAATTCCCACTGGATCGCAGTCGTCTTGATCGTGTGGTTGGCGTTCAGCGGCAGCAGTGGCCTCAGCCCACGCTTCCCGTCGTTCCGTGTTTCGGTCAGCAGGAAGTAGGGAGACAGCTCCGCCAGGAAGTCGCCCAGGTTGCTGCTGTCACGAATGTATATGTCACAGGTGAAGTTGTTGGCATCAAGGAAGTTCGCCGCTGCGGTGAGCGCAGTCGTGTCGATCATCGGGTTGCGCAGCTTGCTGCAGTTCCTGAATGCCCAGTAGGCCAGATCCGCATAGTTGTTGCTGCTGCCGGTCGCGCTATCCACCAGCCGCGTCACCTCCAGCCCGTTACGGATGAAGGCGTGAACCTGCCGATTCCACAGGTCAGACCCGTTCGGGATCGTGACCGTGAACGACAGCGTGGACATCCGGGTATAGACCCCGACATTGCCGCAGTAGTACGGGCACTGGGGCATCGTGTACCCAGGCTGTGCCGTAATGAAGTTCCCTGGTGCCCAGGTGCCGGCCCGGCGGTTGTAGGTCTGGCTGTGCGTTCCGACCCGGCAGGATCGTTGGAAGATATCCCGAACCTGAATCGACCCGATCCGGCCCTCAGACAGAACCAGGTGGTAGGACGCTGTAACGGCGTTGCTGCCGTCATTGGTGAACCGCGCCTCAGTCGCTGGCGGGTTGATCAGCACACCGCCGTAGTCGCCGACGCGGCGGGCGAACACGATCGGCACCGGCTCGCCGATGATCGCCGCACGTTGAGGGACGTCGAGCTGGCTTTCACCTTCGGCGGCACCATCGCGCAGCGGCGCCGGGATCATCCCCTCTTGTATCGCGGTGAGCGCGAGCGGATCAGAGCCGATCAGTCCCCGTCGCCTCATAGCCTGCACCCCTTCCCGATGAGCCTAGTGCTGAATGTCCGAGGGGGGATCTGCGCACCGACCGGCGACAGCGCGGAACCCAACTCAATCTGCAGTTCGGTGAGGGTGCCGCCCATGCC